ATGAACAAAGACTGGCATCAGGCCGATATTATTGCGGCCATTAAAAAGAAGGGCACCACGATGGCGGCAGTTTCACGCCGTGCGGGGTTGTGTTCCTCAACGCTCTCAAATGCGCTGACCCGCAAATGGCCGAAAGGTGAAAGGCTGATCGCCGAAGCCATCGGCGTAAAAGCCGAAACCATCTGGCCGAGCCGCTACACCGAAATCAAATACAACTGAGATCAGCTCCCTCCCCTGCGAAGGGGAGGGTTGGGGTATTAATGGCATCTGCGAACTAACCCTCTTTTTTGCACTTTCGCTAACCCATTGATTTTACTTAATCACTCAGATCATCAAAAAAAGAGGGTATTTTTGCCCAAACAGGCATAATCTTTTGCAGTTCAAAGGATAAACCTGAAAACGCAACAGTTCACTGCCGTACAGGCAGCTTAGAAACTGGCGATTGAAATCATAGAAACGCAAATCAAGTTCACTGCCGTACAGGCAGCTTAGAAATGAAAGAAAAACGGGAGGCGATAGCTGTATGGGTTCACTGCCGTACAGGCAGTTCACGAATGCAATAACTCACTGTTTTATCTTTAAATAAATCTCCTCTCCAAAACCCCTCCAAAACTCTTCCCCAAAACCGAGCAATAATTAAACGGCGATGACAACCCACTTTTCTTTGCGCTCGTCATGATAGAGCTCAGTCATCTTCGCTGAACTGTGCCCCAGCAATTCCTGAGTGTTGATCCCCTGAGCTTTATACAAGCGTTCAGAAAGAGAACGTTGTTCGTGAAATGTCGGCGCGGTTTTACCTTTTTCAATTTTTATATTTACGCAATCCCGGGCTTCGGCGAATCGTTGTGTTAATGATCCTTCAGCCACTGGTGAACCCAGCGTTGAACCGCCGGAGAGTGTTGAATTATGGACAAGATGTTTACTCAGCACGCGGTCGCGACATTTGTTAATCACATCCCGAACACTCATGTTGATGGCGTCACATCGCAACGAGAGGGGGATCGCTATCCGGATTTTGCCTTTACCCTTTCCCTGGACAACATGAAGCATGTCATCCCAAATATCAGAGAATTTCATTTTTACAATGTCTCCGCGCCGTTGTCCGGTAACTACAGCGAGCAGCATGGCATTGCAGATGTATGGTGATCTGCGTTCTGCCTCGTGATAAATCGCCCACCAGTCATCGAGTGTGAGGCGCTGTCTTGAAACTTCATCCAGCGGTTTACGGGTGGCCAGCGCCGGGTTGAAGCCTGGGGGAACCTCTCCGGCAAACTGTGCTTCTTTAAACATATCGATCCACGCCGCCCGCATGACTTGCGCCATTCTTGTTTTATTTGCATCAACGTATTCGTTTATCAAAGCAGCCATCTCACGTGCGCCAACCTCTTTAAGCAAAATGTTCTGTGAACGCGCCGAAAGAATCTCTGCGCATGCCTTACGCCCCCTGGCGGTTGATGATGCCAACTCTTTTCGTTGCACACGTCGGTCAAGGATGGCTTTGTATTCTTTTACCCATTGTTTTAATCGCATGTTCTGAGCATTGGGGTCGGCTTTTTGCTTCGCAATATCTATCAGGGCGAAAGACTGAGAAGATAATTGCTCTGAAGTTATGCGATTCATTTCAAGAGCCGCAGCGTGCGCGGCATCTGCATCTGTACCAAAACCGATGAACTCTCCCGTAATCGGGTGTCGATATTGCCAGTATGTTTTGTTGTTTCGCTTATCTAACTTGCAATACAGGTTCGGTGTTGAAATGTTGTATTTACGGGGTCTTGCTGCCATTAAGTGCTTTCTCCACTAAACTTCGGGCGCTGGCCGGAAGATGGCTCGATATTTCGACCCGATCAACCATACCAATAAATTTGGCTTCCTCATCAACAACCCATCTACGACCCTGCTTAACGGCCGGCGGATAAGTCTGCCGGGTTTTCGCAATACGATGAAGGGTGGCTTTGCAGGGAGGTTCTTTGAAGCCATTTGGTCCTGCTGCCCATTCCGCTAAAGAAACTAATTGGCCCATACTTTTACTCCACACGTTTAGTTATAGCCGGCTGCACACCGGTTTACTGACTGACCCGAAATCGGCCGTAATATTTCCCAGCTCGCCACCAGGGCATTTTCTCCCCAGGCGGCATTGCTGGCGCAAACTCAACTGGAACAAACCACAGGTTCAGCATTCGTTTCACAAAGACACGTCGGACGAAATGCGAACGGGTTGTTTCAATCATGGCTGCATTCCTAAAGAAGTAATTCCCATTACCACGCTGAGAAAAATGCGATATCCAGTTTCATGAAATAATTTCTCCCAGATTTCAGCGTGTGTGAATCCCTTGCCAGAATTGGCAATCAAATTTCAGTAATAACGATTCACTAAATGCCCCAGTGGACCAGGGCATTTAAGGCCGCGCTATCAGGCTTTGAACTCACCGATAAATGTTTCGACTTCAACGTCGGTGAAGTTGGCTTCCAGTAGTTCACGGAACTCGGTGGCCATCAGCTCTTCAGCTGTTTCCAACTGCACGATCCGCAGAACCAGCACCGGAGCATTGCCGCCGGTCAGCACGCTGTAGCGCAGACGGAATCGGCGTTCGCCAAGGCCTTCATATGGCACGCACTTAAATTCGAAAGCCGCAGGCATAGCTTCTTTGCTTTTTGCCTCTACACTTTCCATCACTGAGCGCTTGGCGCCGAAATCACTGTCTTCATGATCCGCAGAACTGGATGCTTCGATGGTAATTTTACGGACGCCGCCGATCGCTTTCTTGATGTCCAGCACTTCGCCGTCTGCGGTGAAAGCCATGAGGAATTCAGACCAGTCTTCCAGCCACTCGGCCAGATCTTTCTGGGAGTTTTTATCGCCGTTGATGTTCAGTAAAGCCTGGAATGGTGCGGTGCGTTTCAGCTTAAGAACCGCGATATTATCAGCATGGCCTGGTGCAGCCAGCGTGCCGAGGTTAAACACGGTAACCGCCGCCATGTTGTCAGCATTGATGAAACTGCGGACGCCTTCGCCTGCGTAATCTTTGCAGTAGCGTGAGAAATCCTGAATGCTGGCGGTTTCCATTTTCCCGCGGAACCGGAACCGGCCATCTTGCAGGTTTTCCAGCGAATGAATGCGGACCGATTCTGGCAAAGCAACAGCAGGGCAGTCAGCTGATGACAGGCGTTCTTCCACTAAGGCGGAGAGGGACATATCCCGGACTTCTTTGATTGCTGATGCGTCTAAAACTTGAGACATAATAATTTCCTTTTATCGGATGGTTAAACGATGCTTATCGAGCGTCACGGAGTTTGCCGTCTGGATCGCCGCCGATGGTGAACAACTGGCCCTGATCTTCCTGCATGATGGTCAGTTTGCCGCCTTTGCCCACGTACATTGGGGTTTCGGTGGTGTCTTCCTCGGAGGTTTTCCCGCGAGGCGTAGGTGCTGAGAACTTCAATTTGTGAGCCAGCATCACGCGTTTTTCTTCCATCGAATTACTGATCCGGGAAACATCAATCTCGATGGTCACTTTGCCTTTACCACCGTTATTCAGAACACCCAGAGCGGCGGTATTCAGCGCGGCGGCGATTTTGTTTTCGAAAATACCGGCGTCCAGTTCGGAGAGAAACTCCGGGACGTTGGTCATACGACTTTCAGCCATTTTCATGCCCTCATTATCGCGGCGCACACCGCGGGAAATTACTCACACACATAGACAAGGGCGGCCGGTAATGCACAGGGCGTGCTGGGTGGGTGCCAGCGACCCTTGTCTATGCCTGCGAAAAAAGTGGCGGTGGTCATGATCAGAACATTATCTTCGCTCCCCCCTTGGGTAGGTTGAAGAGTCATGCCACCGCCGAAGCAACTACACGCAGCAATTATCGAGGTTCCACGTCGATCTGATTGTGCGGCGGGAGTCGAACCCACAATCGGGTAGGGAACCCGACCATCACCTGATGCTGGCCACAACGGAGAGAGCACTATCGGGACTGTAGGACATTGAAAGCTTTGCCAGCTTGCTCACCGTCAGTGCTCTTTACGTTATGCATTCATTCAAGAATCTAAGCGTCTGCTATACTTGTCATTGGAATAAGAAAATTCTTAATAATCTGGTTAGGATCATCACTTATCCATGAGTTAAAAATGCCCGATATAAAACTTATCTGCGAAAAATGTAATTCTGAGAGATTCAATATCACTTCTGATGTCGTATTCTCTGAGACTATCTCCTCCATCGTATGTGCAGTGTGTAAGCATCCAGTTAACGTTTATGAAGTTGTAACCTTCCGCGAAATTCCATATCTGACGCTCGTCCCTGATTTACCGATCCACTAATCCCTAAACATCGGCAAGAACACTTTTCAACTGTGGTCATGAGTGACTTCGGTTGATGAGTTCCTCAACCCCCAGTGTTTTTGCCGTTGTATGCCTGGTCACTTCTCCACCTCAGGCGGCGGTGGTATCTTGGGAGTTCTCACACAACCAAGAAGGGATAAATCATGCAAGTTCAATCACTTGGCATCATGTGGTTTAAGGATGCAGACCAATACCATCAATTCAGAAAGATATTCACGGACTCTGAAGTTTTGTCAGTCAGTTATTCTGACTGGCTCAGGGACGCTGAGAAAATTGTTAAGCGCTATCAGAACTCTGGGGCAACTGTTATCAAGGCTTATGCGGAGCCATCCGAATTTCTCTCCTGGTGCCTTGCTAACGGAAAAACAGTCGACTCCGAAGGCCGCATGGCATTTGCTAATGCCAAGGCTTACGAGCATTTGATTGGCAAAAGTTAAAGTGACTGGGGTGATGAAAAAGCTCACCCCTCGATTATCTTTTTTTACTTCAACTTTCAATCCACCCCCAGTCTGAACCATCCTGATACCTCATTAAGTTGCTGTACCGTTTTCAGCGAATCATCCAATGCTTCATGTGCCGTCGGCAGGTACTGCGCGGGCATCCACGGTGAGCACTGTTGATGATCTAAATCTAAAATAATTTAGTTTTTAATGCAATAGATAAAACTAAAAATATTTAGATTTTTAGCTAGAAGGTGTTTTGAATGAAGTAGGGCTAATAGGAAGGGGAGATCAACGCCGTCTAAATTTTCGGTGCTCTACCATTACGCCAATTATTGATATGGGTTCTTGGTCAGAATGTTTTGTTGGGAAATCTTGATTTAGAGGCACAAGGGAAAAAATCTCATTACCCCCGGCATCTCTGCCGCGTGCTCTGTATTTTTTGAATGTTGCTTCATGTTCGCCATTCTTCGCTACAACGTAATCACCAGGCAGCGGACCTATGTCCGGATCAACGATAATTAGATCACCTTCAGTAAACTCTGGTTCCATTGACTTCCCTTTGATTTTTAAGGCAAAAGAACGGGGTGATAGTCCTATGTCAGTTAGGATGTAGTCAATATTACCTTCAAGATTGCTTGCGTCCGACGCGGATGTCCAAATACCAGCCTGAACGTAACTAATAATGGGGATCTTACGTGTCCCAAATGATGCGGGAATGATGTTAGAAATTTCTTCTTTACCGTAAAGAATGAAAGCCTCAGAAACTCCGAAAAAAGCCGCCAAATTACTCAAAGATTTCCCACCAGGTTCATTCAGGTCACGTTCCCAGTAGCCAATAGTCACATCACTAACACCTAACGCCTTTGCGACCTGAGCTTGAGTCAGCTTCCTGTCTTTACGAAGGTTTTTTATCCGCTGCCCTTGGGTAAGCATTTTCCATCCTCTTATTGAACCTAAGTTATTTTAGTTTTTATTGATCAAAATAAAATTAAATACTAATATCTAAATTAATTTAGAAATCGGAGGTGTTATGACGACTAGTGACCTTGAAAAATACTTTGGCGAACCCGGTAAAGTCGCTGAGTTTTTTGGGATATCCCCTGAAGCATTTTATTTGTGGAGAAAGCGTCCTGGCCAACTGATCCCAAAAGGTCGAGCTGCCGAGGCTGCATATAGAACCAAAGGTGAACTGAAATACGAGCCAACACTTTACAAAAAGGCTATCACCACTGGTGAAAAGCCATAACTACCAAAGGAAAAACATCATGGTAGACCTGAAATCAGTAGTTAAAGCGATGTGCAAAGCCTATCCCGGTGGTCGATCTGCAATGGCTGGCGCTCTGGGCATGACTGAAACGCAGTTCAACAACAATTTGTACGAAAAGAACGGCTGCCGGTTCTTCGAAATTGCCGAGCTGGAAGCGATGGAAGACATCAGCGGCACTAATCACCTGGCGGATTACTTCGCCCAGCGGCGCGGTGGCTTTTTCGTTGAAATCCCAAATCGCGATGAGCTGGACCACGTTGACCTGTTTATTAAGGGCGTAAAGGTGGCGGCAAAGAGCGGGAAGGTGGATCAGCAAATCAACACGTCTATTGCAGATGACGGCGTGATTGATCAGAACGAGAAGGCCGAGATTATGGCGCTGCATTTCAAGCATTTATCTGCGCGCGATGAGTATGTGAAGTCAGTTGTGGCTTTGCATGAAAGGGTTGACGCCTCAGGAGTGCAGTCCCGAGGCGTCGGCGCATTAAAAACGTGTGTGGAGTAATTAACGCATGAACAGTTTACTCATAAAAGCTGGCGTCCCGCAAATGCGCTGCAATGCGACTGGCGGAAGCAAACAGGCTTTGTCGTACGAAGTGATGGTATCGGGCCACTGGGTACCGTGCAACTACCAGTTCGCGGCGTGGTGGGTAGGTTACGTGCGCCAGAGCAGCCAGAAGGTGACGGCATGTCTGAAGAAATCGAAAAGCTGGACAGGCGTTACAAGGATTGGCGGGGCGTTGTGGTACACGTCGTGGGCTTCGACAGAGCAGGGGATCGCGTCATCTTCATGCGTGCCGGTTACCCGCATGAGTGCGCCCAGCCTACTGAACAATTCCGGCGAAAGTTTAAGAGGGTCTTATGAGCGTTAAGTTATCCGCATACGTCTGGGATGGTTGCGCTGCTGCCGGTTTGAAAATATCGGCGGTGGCCATTATGGCGCGCCTCGCTGACTTCAGTTCTGACGAGGGCCTGTGCTGGCCGTCTATCACTACGATTGCCCGCCAGTTGGGTGCTGGTGAAAGCACGGTGCGCACTACGCTGGGCAAACTTGAGGCTGACGGCTGGATCACCAGCACTCAGCGCCGTAAGGGAAACCGCAACACGTCGAACATGTACCAGCTGAACATTGCCAAGCTTCGTGCTGCTGCGGAACCGTCAGATTCTGACGCATCAAAATCTGACACCTCAAATTCTGACCGGTCAAAATCCGACGCATCAAAATCCAACACGAATACCGGTTTTCACCCGTCAGAATCTGGGGGGGATCCGTTAGTAAATTCAAAACAAGATTCATCAGATATAAAACCCCTTTGTCAGCCTGCTGCGCAGACCGACAAAGGGGTTGAAATTACTGATCAGGCTAAACAGGTTCTGAACTACCTGAACCAGACCACCGGCTCACGTTATCAGGTCAGCAAATCCTCACTGGATAACATCCGCGCCAGACTGCGTGAAGGCTTCACCCCTGAAGAACAGCAACTGACCGTTGATTACATGCATGCCAAATGGGGCGGCGATCTGGAAATGGCCGAGTATCTGCGCCCGTCCACGTTGTTCCAGCCTTCCAAGTTCCCGGGTTATCTCGAAGGTGCCAATGCTTGGAATCGTGCTGGCCGCCCAGCCCGCAAAAACGGGAAGTGGGACCGCGGCGAAGTGGCCGTTGATACCTCTGAACGTGATTCAGCTTATCGCCGGTTTATCAGCGGTGTTGCGGCGAGCAAAGCCCCAAGTGATTTGGAAAAACTGGTCTGTACTGAGGCAAGCAAAGCCAGCGTGCGCGGCATGCGCAGTGATTTCGCGATCAGCACCTGGAATCGCATCTGGAAAGAATGTGCCCAGCGCCGGCAGGGGGGGAAACCTGCATGAAAAAAAACCATCAGGAATTAGTCATAGAAGAGCCCATGCGGGATTGCACTGCGCGCACCTGCTCGAATACTGAAGCATCGTTAATCGAACATGCCTGCTTTATTCCTTCAGGGCATTCGATGTCATCTAAGATTAATACGATCAGCAAAAAGCCTCGGTTCAACATTGTCACTGGGCATTGTGCCGTGAAGAAAACCTATTCACTGGGCGAAGCGCCAAAACAAGTCGCAGAACCAGCAGCCGAAAAATCCAATATAGCTCTTGTGAAAACACCGGCTGAAATCAGTGCTGAGTTTGAATGCAACCTATGGGCAGTACATCTGGGCTGGGGGCGTTATGAATAACGATTTGGGGCAGTTCAGCGAAGGGCGGTTGGAAGAGTTGCTTTCAATGGCTAAAGCAATTTCATACGGAAATGCTTTGTTTGATGTTCAAGAAATCATTCCACTTTTACGTATAGCATTAGCAGTAAAGCAGGCCAAGCCTGATTATTACGTCATTAGTCGACCGTTCACAGACGGAAATAGTTCTACTTTTAAACTTGATGTGTATTTGGAAGAAGTTGATGCCATCAAATGCAAAAACGCCCACGGCGGCGTAATTGTTCCTGTCTACACGACACCACCAGTGAACCATGGCGAAAAAAGCAATTTATCAGTAATTCCTGAAGAACTAGGCCTCTACCTTGAATTGAGACCACGTTTCTATAAGGAGTTCAATGTTGTTTACCGGGACAAAAACAAAGTATGTGGCTATGCCCTACATACGGGGCGCTGGTCATGCTTTCAAACCAAAAACTTTGATCAAAACTTCCGTATCGCCCCTAAATCGGAGGCGCTATGAGTTATCAACTGATTTATGCGGATCCTGCCTGGCAGTATTCCAACAAGATAAGTAACGGCGCGGCGGGTGACCACTACAGCACTATGGCGGTTGAGGAAATGAAGCGTCTTCCGGTCTGGTCTATTGCAGATGAAAACGCAGTTCTGGCGATGTGGTACACCGGCAACTTTGCTTCAGAAGCAGTGGAGCTGGCGCATGCATGGGGCTTCAAGGTGAAGACCATGAAGGGATTTACGTGGGTAAAACTCTATGAGCAGGCACGTAGCCGTATAGAGCGTGCGCTGGCAGAACAGGCCATGATTGATTTCGAAGATTTTATGGATACTTTGAACGTGGAAACGGTGATGAATGGCGGAAACTACACGCGCGGCAACACAGAAGATGTGTTGATCGCCGTTCGCGGGTCCGGTCTCGAGCGCCTGAACGCCAGCATTAAGCAGGTTGTTTATAGTTGCCGCGGTGAGCACAGCGAAAAGCCAGCAGAGGTGCGTTTTCGCCTCGAAGAGCTTTACGGGCAAGTTTCACGCATCGAGCTTTTTAGCCGTGGAGAAGCTCCAGGCTGGCATCACTGGGGAAATGAAAACCCATTCAACGATATCGAGTTGGTACCGGCGAGCTTCACTACTATTCCTCCTGTGCGGAACTCTCGCGTAAAAGTGTTGGCAGGTCATTATCAGGCACTGACACTACTATCAGCTTCTAAACCCCAGATCTCCGCTGGCGTCGTTTACCTGCAGGAGGTTGCTGCGTGAATGAATTTCAGAAAATCTGGCTCTCTGCTTACAACGGCTGGTTGACAGCGGTCTCCCCTTCGGGGGAGCTACATCCCACTGATTACACCGCTGCGCGGGAACATGCCGATGCTGTACTGAGCAGCCTGGTTAAAGCCGGGGAGAGAGCTGAATGAGAGCGCTCTTAAAGCCATATCCACAGAGGGATTTGGGGATCGTGCTGTTGCGGCCGCCGGGCGACATGCTGCAACATTTCAGCGGGAAACGTCTGCTGATCACCGATGAGCCTGCAGACCTGCGCGGCGCGGCGGACGGTCTGGTACCGGTAGAGGCTCAGCCGTTATCGCGTGATCCGCGTCTCGCGGCCTTTCTTTCGTCAGAGCGCGTGATTGGTCTTGCTGGTGGCTGGGATGCGCTGGCGCAGTGGGTTAAGCGTAACAGCGGCTGTCAGTGCACCGACTTCGGCGGCCAATATCATCATCATGAGCTGGTGCAGGTGCGCCGGGCGCGCGGCATGGTGTCCCTGTGCTGGTCTCACGACAATGAATACCGCGACAAAGAATCAGCCAAACTGGACGCTGCTGCTCTGGCGAACGTCACTGAATTCGTGACTGAAGCTATTCGTGCGCGGTCTCGGCTGCCAGACGGCCACCGCCTGACCTTACCGGAATTGTGCTGGTGGGCAACGAGTAAGGGGCTGGCGGCACAGTTACCGGAGGAAATCATTTGCGAGGCTCTGGGGGTGAAATACCGTGCGCCTGGCACCCAAATGAAAGAATCCGACACCAACCCGTATGAGAAAGAACCGTGTGACGCGCTCGTGAGTAACATCAAACCGGTGCTGGCGCTGGCAATCGATCCGGAGACGCCGGAGTCATTCTTGCTGCGCCCGAAGCGCCGCCGGTACGAGAACACGAAATACACCCAATGGGTAAAGCGCCAGCTGTGCTGTGCCTGTGGTAACGGGTCCGATGATCCGCACCATATCACCGGCAACGGCTTTGGTGGTATGGCAACAAAAGCGCATGACCTGTTTGTGATCCCGCTGTGCAGACGTTGTCACGACTCACTTCATGAAGATACCGAGAGCTGGGAAGAAGAACACGGTACACAGGAATTTTGGGTGCTGAAGACATTAGACAAAGCCCTAGCTATGGGTGTTATCGCTACCGGCAAGCAAAAATAAGTGTGGAGACAGCATGAACCTTGAAACAATTTTGAAGCATTTTTACCCGAAAGGGTTATCCATCAGCGACACTTCCCGCGCGACGGCCAGCGACGCACTTAACATCACCGATATTATGGCGGCGCTGGGGATGACACAAAGTGACGAGGAATTCGGCCTGCGCCTGTTCCTGGCAAAAGCCGGTATCAGCCAGCAGGATAGAACGATAGCGGTCGGCATGCTGACGCAGTACGCCAAACAGCACGCACCGAAGCATATCAGCAAAGTCGCGGGGAGGCGCATGGCTGAATGCCTACACATTCTGGCAAAAATGGCGTTTGAAGATTATGCTCGGTCGGCGGCGGCCACTTCTGATTGTACGTGCTGCTCTGGCACCGGCTTTTTGAGAGAGAAGAGAACCTTCAAAAATCAGTTGGCAATCGACCGCCGGGAATATCTTGATTCGCTACCGGGCAATTTAGGCCTGCTTTACCGCAATGAAATGAAGTCCAAAACGGAAGGTGAAGAGATAGTTGATGTCATTTGCCAACTGTGCAAAGGGAAGGGGACCATCTCAAATCGTTGCCGCTGTAATGGCACCGGCCGCGTGCGTGACCTGGAGAAATCAAACCTTTTCGGCGTTCCAGTCGATAAGACTTGTGATCGGTGCGCGGGCAGGGGATTCAAACGGACACCCGGCACAACCGCCTACAAAGCTATTACGGCGTTGCTGCCTGACCTGCATGAAAGAACATGGAATCGTAACTGGCGGCCACTGTATGAGTCGCTTGTGACGAAATGTGAGCAGGAAGAGAATCACGCTGATGCTGTATTCCAAAGAATCACCAGCAAATGAGCATTTTGTAAGCCCCACATAACTAATGAAAATTTTCTCAGTTAGATAGCTTACATCCAGCAGGCTACGAAAATTCAGTAAACTGCTCAAGCGCCGGGATCCCAGCGCCTAGATATTATTCTCTGAGAAAACTTTTTTGTTTGCAAATTGTCCAATCTTGCGTAATGTTACCACTAAGGTATCGCCGATTTAGTCAGCAGTAAGGGGTTTCATCATGAGCAAAAGCCAACTATTCACTATCAACGTTACACACGAAGATCGCATGTGGACGGGGATCTGCGATGAGCTGGGTTTGGTAACTGAGGCCAAATCGTTTGAGCAGTTAACTTTGCGTGTCCGTGATATCGCACCTGAATTATGTCAACTAAACTGTGATGTTCATCCGGATGAAATGCGTCTGGACTTTGTACATGAACAAACCTTACCTATGATGCTCTAACATATGGGCAGAGGGTTCTATACGGACATAGCCTTAATCCTCCATCGACACAAATGCAAATTTGTCAGGCAGGGAAAAGGAAGTCATGAAATTTGGTATAGCCCCATTACGAACAAAACCTTTTCCGTGCCGGTCACAGTGGTTTCAAGAAATACAGCCAATGGGATACTGAAACAGGCAGGGTTAGAAGAGAAGATTTAAGCCCGCAATCCAAATGCGGGCTTTTTTGTGTCTGTGACATCCAGCTTAATCTGATTATTCACTAGTAAAATTTAACTTAAGAGAATACTTTTGATGAGCCACATTTGTGGCCTTAACTACACACAGGTATTACATGAAAAAAATATTCGCAATGCTTCTGGTAACCCTTTCTCTCGGTACTTCCGTTCAGGCTTTTGCTGGCAGCTGTCAGCATGATAACGATACTGCATCAGATGGTTCACGATGCGGTGGAAGATCAGAGGACTCTCGCCCTGGTGGCAAAGGTGTCCGCTGATAAGCAGCCCAAACATAGAAATATGAATAACGCCTTCTTAAACTAAGATTTGTTCTATTTACGCCATTTCAGCCTCAACTCTTGCATTTTGTCCGAACTTGGCGTAATTTAATCAAATCATGGGCGTTTAAGTAGATGAGCGCTAAGAAGAATCAAAAGAAACCCCGCTTTGGCGGGGTTTTTTGCTTTCTGATGCTACTTTGTAATTTTAATATAAAGAAATCCTCGGTATGGTCGATGTGCATTTTACTAATCATATTTTGGGATGTAGTAATGAAAAAAATCTTCATACCAGTATTTTTTATGCTCAGTGGATGCACTAGTTCAGCTTATGAGAGTGGTTGGAACGGGAAAATCTCAGGAGAAGTGTTTCATGAATGTGCATTATCTTCATGGGCTCCCGGTTTTTATTTCAACGAAAACGTTGACCGTCTCGTTCCTTTAGGACTACTTACGCAAGATGAAGCCAGTAGAGCAAAACGACATGATGTTAGAGTTGGAGATAAGGAGTGTTTAGCTTATGCTGCGTATGGTTTTAACCCGTCAAAGTATCAATTCTCAAGTAACACGAAAAAACTTTTGCTCAGCCGATCTGTAGAATATCGTTGCGAGAAGTCCCCAATTCCGTGCCCAGGTAAATTAATCACTATCGTAGACGGTAGGGTGTCTGATATTAAAGACATTAACGTTAAAGAAGCGATAAACTAATTTTACAAATTTATTATTTCTCTGCATCAAATGAACCCGCCTTGTGCGGGTTTTTGTGTATCAGCAGCATTAAAAGATGCACCAGCAAAAGGAAAGGCGTCAGCCGACGCATCAGTAATGATGCTGCCCCGAGTCCCAGGGGGCCAGATGCAGGTCCGAACTACAATATGAGTTGGTTAGGGTTGCGTAAAGAAAAAGGCACACCGGTAAAGCAGCGCTCCAGCCATACGCACACCGGTTATTAGCGGCGAGGAGCGGCAGAACACCCAAGGGCATGGGCGCGTCCACTGTGAGAGTGTGGACCTGCATCATCCTCAGTTTGCTAAATGCCTGCTATCTTATATAAAACATCATATGAGACCATCGGCATGAAGTTACTAACTAACGAATTTGAGTATCGCGAATGGATGCTAAACGGCTACCTTCACTTGGATGAGGAATTTCCTTCGCTTTTCGACGCGGACGAGCTTGAAAGAGAAATGCTGAGGCGGGCGCCCAAAGAATTTCCTTGCCTTGCACAAGTTGTAGAAGGCGAAGGCCCTTACTCCCCGCCGTCTATTCAGTTTATATATAGATCCCAGATAGAAGAATGGGCAAAGCTGTTTGGCATTTTTAGTTAGAGAAATCTATTATTCCAACGGCTGCCTTGTCTGTTTCATCGGTGCTGCAATGATCGCTGATTAATGGGTCTGGATCACAATGTTGTACTTTGTTGGTCTGAAAATGGTTAATTTCGCAAAAATTGTTAAATGTCATCGGGATTAATCTGAGATTATAATCTGGCCCCTTCAAGAGCTAAGCCATTAAGAGTGCCGGAGATAAGCGCCGGGTGGGGCAGAGACTACATCTTTAATTACAGAAATTATTTGAACCCGCCAATGTGCGGGTTTTTGCGTTTTTGAGGCTGCCAATTTGGTGGCCTTCTCTCGTTTTGGCGGCCAGTCAATCAGCTAACCACGCATCCTTTCGCAAACGGACTGAGCCGCTAAACCCCTCACTACTACGCACCCAACCGGACAACCGGAGGGGGAGACTATGAGAATGGACAAATTGACTACAGGCATTGCGTACGGAGCCTCTGCCGGTAGCGTCCTGAACGGCCTGTTGAATGCATTTAGTCCGGATCAGTGGAACGCTATAGGTGTGCTGGCAGGTATAGCTGTTGCGCTCCTCACATACCTGACAAACCTTTATTTCAAAATTAAAGAAGACCGCCGCAAAGCACTCAGAGGTGAATGATGGCAACTCAGCCTGGTATCAAAAGCAAACTCAGCAAAGCTGTAATTGCTCTGATTATTTCTGGTGCCGGTGCTTCAGCTATCCTCGGCCAGTTTCTTGATGAAAAGGAAGGTAATCGCCTGACTGCTTATCAAGATGGCGTGGGGGGCTGGACTATTTGCCGCGGCGCAACCCGTGTTGATGGCCGTCTTGTTTACAAGGGAATGAAGCTCACAGCAGCGAAATGCGCCCAGGTAAATAAGCTGGAGTCAGATAAGGCGATTGCCTGGGTAAAGGGAAACGTCACCGTCCCGCTGACGCAGCCACAAATTGCCGGAATCGCTTCATTTTGCCCTTACAACATCGGTCCGGTGAAATGCTTTACTTCGACGTTCTACCGCAAACTTAATATTGGTGATAAACGCGGTGCCTGCTCGGAGATAAAACGCTGGGTGAGGGATGGTGGCAAGGATTGCAATATACGTGCGAATAATTGCTTCGGTCAGGTGCAACGACGTGATCAGGAAAGCGAACTGACGTGCTGGGGGTTGGATGGATAGGCACTCAGCAGCGGGAATGATGTTCTTCTTCGGTTTCGTGCTGGCGCTATTTCGTGCCCCCGGCTGGGGTTGGTGCTTATTTATCGGGGTGCTTCTCTCATGAATAGCAAAGCAGCTGTAGTTGGCGGGTTGGTGATTACTAGTGTGATTGCCGTTCTGCTGGCGCTGGCTTTTCATTTTCACGCAAACGCAGTGAAGTCCGAAGGTAAAGCCGATCAGCTGCAAAGTGATAATAACCTGCAAGCACTGACAATATCGACACAGGCATTTACCTTCCAGCGCTCAAATGAAATTGCTGGCGCTGCCCAAAAGTACGCCGTCAAAATCATCGGTGACAGCCAGGAGAAAGAAATTGAATACCGGACAATACTCAAAACTGAGCCGAGCTGCACTCTGCCTATCCCTGCTGATGTTGCTAACGGCCTGTACGACTACGCGAACCGTTTACGTTCCAGCGCAATGTACGCCGATACCAGCCAGCCTGTTAAAGCCGCTGTTAGTGCCACTACCACCAAGCGAATAACTTATTGTCAGGCTGTGTTGTGGATTGACCCGCTACTCACCCTGATAGAGCAGGCTAACAACCAATTGGCCGGAATACGCCAGATTGATGATGAAAGACATGAAAACTTATTAGGTGCAGCTAAATGACCAACAAAATCTATTTGAGCTTTAACCGACTTTACACGTTGAAAGATGGCGATTATCACGGTGCAACGCATACTTAAACGGTTAGCCACGCTGTAAAGCGCTGCGTAATCCTGAACAAGACTCATGCAAAAATGGCGCTTTATTTTAGATTTTTTCCAACTTTGAACTCCTCAAGCTACACTTTGTATAATTATATTGAACCAGCTTTCCTGAATTAGTAAGATGTAAAAAAGACATTATGAAAAAGGAAAATCAATATACCTGAACACAGTCAGGGTGTTCACCTTAGGCTTATTTGCCGTTGCGAACGTTGTTCGCTTTTTAAGAAGGGTATATAAATGAGTACAGAAGATGATTTGAAGGAAATCAAAAAAAGTTTACACCGGATTGCTTATGGTGGTCCATCTATTGGGAATCTTTGGCTTATAGTTGCCGAAGTTATTGTATTCAACCTGTGCCTTGTGTTCATGACAGTTGAGCATGCAAAGGTGTCTTTTGGGTTAACTTTCGCGCTAGTTTATGGGGTCTCTGCTGTCTTATTGCTTCTGAGTAGACTGAACCTTATACCTCTTTTCATATGCTATACATATGTCAGTCTTTGTTGGTCCGTAATTCCTTATGGTGGATTTATGGACGCAAGACTTCCTGCAATTGCATGGATTAGTGCTGCTGCAGTATTTGTCTTCTCTATGTGGATTCACATCTTTTATGTAACTGAGGATGCGTTTAATGGAAAGAAAAAGTCTAAGCGCATAAGTTAAATATATATTTAGTTTTATCCAAGGCTCGCTTCGGCGGGCTTTTTTATTGGAGCTAATATGCAGGTCACTATCGATGGTGTCCCTTATGCGCCTGCTTACAATTCCATGCGTCGATGACTAAGGCTTCTATGGTCTCATGTGTAATGAGAATCAATATCAAAAAAAATCGATGGGAAAGCAACTAATCAATTAAATATAGTTTCAAATGAAATGATTAGCAATGAAAGGTACTCCCGACAGGGGGCCTTGCCACGGGGCGGCGGACTCGCGGAAAACGGCTAGTTTTCGCGATCTAGGGTCATCATCATCATCTGTGCAGGTTATTGATTTTATTAATACCCAAATTGCAAAGATGTCGATTCGTCTAAAAAGTGTTCACCATCATGGACCAAGAAATCGCCTCACTCAAACTCAACATCAATCAACTTGCAGGGATCACGGGTGTGCACCGGCAGACCGTCGCGGCGCGCCTGAAGAATGTCGATCCCGCGCCGGGCAGTAACGCGAAACTTAAATTATTTTCCGTGACTGATGTGTTGACTGAATTGATGATCCCCACGGTTTCAGGTGACGTCGCTGAAATGACGCCATCCGACCGGCTGGCGCACTGGAAGGCCGAGAATGAGCGGCTGAGTTTTGAGCAGAGCATGGGGCAGCTAATCCCCGCGGAAGATGTGGCAAGAGAATTTTCGGTTATGGCGAAAGCCGTCGTTCAGGTGCTGGAAACGTTGCCGGACGTGCTCGAGCGAGATTGTGCTCTGCCGCCGTCTGCCGTGATGCGGGTACAAAATATTATTGATGATCTGCGTGACCAGATTGCGCAGAAGGTCATTGACGCAGAACCGGAGGAGGAGACGTCTGAGGAGGACTGATGGCAAAGCGGGCTTCAGCGCGTGGCATCCGGAGAGATGTACCAGGAATACTTCGCGCCCCGCGGCGTATGCTGGTTGCCGATGCGGTCAGCCAATATATGCGTGTACCGATGGGGGCCGGCAACTCCGTTCCCTGGGATCCGAATCTGGCTCCGTATATCATTGAGCCTATGAATTGTCTGGCATCGCGTGAATATGATGCCGTGATTTTCGTCGGGCCGTCCCGGACGGGTAAAACCATCGGCCTGATTGATGGCTGGATAGTCTACAACGTTGTCTGCGATCCCTCCGATATGCTGCTTATCCAGATGACAGAAGAGAAAGCGCGCGAACACAGTAAAAAGCGTCTCGATCGTACTTTCCGCAGCAGCCCTGAAGTAGCCAAGCGCCTGAGCCCCCGGCGTAATGACAACAACGTCTACGACCGAACATTTCGCGCCGGTAACTACCTTAAAATCGGTTGGCCCTCTATTAACATCATGTCGTCATCCGATTATAAGTGCGTGGCGCTGACGGATTATGACCGCTTTCCCGAGGATATCGACGGAGAAGGTGACGGCTTCACACTGGCCTCAAAACGTACCACGACATTTATGTCATCCGGTATGACGCTGGTGGAGAGTTCACCGGGCCGTGATATCCAAGATACCAAGTGGCGGCGCAGTTCACTTCATGAAGCCCCGCCGACCACCGGCATTCTTTCATTATATAACCGCGGCGAGCGCCGCCGTTGGTACTGGCCTTGTCCGCACTGTGGCGAACACCTCCAACCGGCGAAAGATGTGGTGCAGGGCTATCAGAATATTGTCGATCCGGTGGTTGCCAGTGAGGCGGCATTCATTGAATGCCCACATTGCCGCGGAAAAATCACAGCAGACCAGAAGCGCGCGCTCAATCAGAAAGGCGTCTGGCTGCGCGACGGTGAACAGATTGACCGTCATGGTGTCATTACGGGTACCGCGAGACGTTCCCGCATTGCTTCCTTCTGGATGGAAGGCCCCGCAGCGGCATATCAGACCCTGTCTCAACTGGTCTATAAGCTGCTTTCAGCCCAGCAGGATTATGAGGCCAACGGCAGTGAAGAAACCCTGAAAGCGGTGATCAACACTGACTGGGGTCTGCCTTATTTTCCACAGTCGAGCGTCGAGCAGCGGAAATCCGAAACGCTTATGGCCCGCGCCACCGTGGTGACCAAGCGTACGGTGCCCGACGGCGTGCGTTTTCTGGTGGCGACCGTTGACGTGCAGGGCGGGCGCAACCGGCGCTTTGTGGTGCAGGTGATTGGTTATGGTTCGCACGGCGAGCGGTGGATTGTCGACCGGTACAACATCAAACAGTCGATGCGTACGGGGCCTAATGGTGAAAGCCTGCCTATTGATCCTGCTGGATACCTGGAAGATTGGGACTTGCTGCGCACGGACGTGCTGGATAAGACATGGCCACTCAACAGCAATCCAAGCATATCAATGCCCGTGCTGGCGATGGCCGTGGACTCCGGCGGTGAAGACGGCGTGACCGGTAATGCCTATGAGTTCTGGCGCCAATGCCGCCGCGATGGCGTACACAAACGTGTTTATCTCTTCAAAGGAGACAGCACCACGCGCAGCAAGCTGATCACCAAGTCATTGCCGGACAATACCGACCGTCCTAACCGCCGGGCGGAAGCCCGCGGCGACGTCCCGCTCTACCTGCTACAGACCAATATGCTCAAAGACCGGATCAGTAACGCGCTTCAGCGCGATACGCCGGGGGCTAACTACGTTCACTTTCCTGACTGGCTGGGGGAGTGGTTCTATGACGAACTGACCTATGAAGAAAGGGGCACTGACGGCAAATGGACGAAGCCAGGGAAGGGGGCGAACGAAGCCTTTGACCTGATGGTATACGCCCATGCGCTGGTGATTTTGCGCGGGTACGAGCGGATAAACTGGGAAAAACCGCCTTCATGGGCACAGCCCTTTGAGCAATCCACACCCAGCACGCATTCAGATCCCCAAGCCATGCCAGCCAGCAGTAATCACAAAAAACCGAAAACAACCCGCGCCAAGACAGAGGATAAACCTTCTGCCTGGGCGCCATCGACATCAGGAGGCTGGGTATGAATCAGGCCGATATTGAAGACATGATCCAGCAGTATATGACCGCTGAACGCGCCGTCCTGCAGGGGAAATCCATCACCTTTAACGGGCAGTCCATGACGATGGAGAACCTCAGTGAAATCCAGAAAGGGCGGAAAACCTGGGAGCGCCGGTTAAGCACGTTGCTGGCGGCGCAGCGCGGGCGACCGCAGTACCGGCTGGCGAGGTTCATACGATGAGCCTGATTGATGATGCCATTGGCCTGATTTCACCGGGCTGGAAAGCCTCACGGTTGCGGTCCCGTGTGGCAATCAATGCCTACGAGGCGGCATTACCGACGCGCACGCACCGGGCGAAGCGGGAAAACCGCAACGCAAACCAGCTCACGCAGTTTGCTGGCCGTTCAATCAGGGAGCAGGCGCGCTGGCTGGACAATAATCACGATCTGGTGATTGGTTTGCTGGACAAACTCGAAGAGCGCATTGTCGGCGCGCGCGGAATTGTGGTTGATCCCCAGCCCATCCTGAAAACGGGGCTGGTGGCCGATGAACTCTCTAAACAGATCCGGGCAGCATGGGCGGAGTGGTCTGTTTCCCCCGATGTGACAGGGCAGTTTACCCGCCCCGTTCTTGAGCGGCTGATGGCAAGAACCTGGCTGCGCGACGGTGAGGTTTTCGGCCAGATGGTACGGGGCTCAGCCCCCGGACTCACCCCGACGGCGAACATCCCTTTCTGGGTCGAGGCGCTGGAGCCGGACTACATTCCGCTGGAGATGAACGATACCGGGAAGGGGATTTGTCAGGGGATCTATCTCAACGACTGGGGATGCCCGACAAAGTATGTCGTCTACAAAAATCTGGTGACATCAGGCGTTGCGCTGGGCAATACCAAGGAAATTGCTGCAGACGGCATGATGCACCTCAAATTCATGCGCCGTCTTCATCAGGTCCGGGGAAACAGCCTGCTGTCCGGCATCCTGATCCGCCTGAGTGCGTTGAAAGAGTATGAAGATTCTGAACTGACGGCCGCCCGAATTGCCGCTGCGCTGGGTATGTACGTGAAAAAAGGCGACGGGCAATCCTACAGCGATGCCGGTGGTAATGACAAAGACTCCCGCGAACTCAACATCGAGCCCGGGATGCTCTTTGATGACCTCGAGCCCGGCGAAGAAATCGGAATGATTAAATCGGATCGGCCGAATCCTAACCTTGAGACGTTCCGCAACGGGCAGCTCAGGGCGGTGGCCGCCGGCAGCCGCAGCAGCTTTTCCAGTATCTCCCGTAACTACAACGGCACTTACAGTTCTCAGCGTCAGGAACTGGTGGAGTCATTTGAAGGCTACGGCATTCTTCAGGATGCGTTTATTGCGGCCGTGACCCGACCGATGTACCGCAGCTGGTTGCAGATGGCGATCACGGCGGGCGTGATCGACGTACCGCCCGATGTGGACATGGCGACGTTGTTTAATGCGGTCTACAGCGGGCCGGTGATGCCGTGGATTGACCCGATGAAAGAGGCCAACTCCTGGCGCGTGCTGTTACGCGGCGGTGCGGCAACGGAAGGGGACTGGGTCAGGGCGCGCGGCGCGAATCCGGGCGATGTAAAACGCCGCCGCAAGGCGGAAGTCGACGAAAATAAAACGTTAGGTCTGGTCTTCGACACGGACCCGGCAAACGATAAAGGGGAAGCCAGTGCGAAAGAATCGAAGAAATAAACTGGGTATGTCACCCAAAGCCTCTGCGGGGGACAAAAGCTGGTTCCGCATGAAGGCCAGCGGCGACAAGACTGCTGATATTTATATTTATGACGAGATTGGTTACTGGGGCGTGACCGCCCGTCAGTTCGCCAGCAGCATGAAAGCGCTGGGCGATCTGGACCATATCAATCTGCATATCCACTCGCCGGGCGGCGATGTCTTTGACGGCATTGCCATTTACAACCTGCTTAACAGCCATTCGGCGAGCAAAACCGTGTATATCGACGGTCTTGCCGCCTCAATGGCCTCGGTGATTGCCATGGTGGGCAATCCCATCATCATGCCTGAAAACGCCATGATGATGGTACACAAGCCCTGGGGGATCACCGGCGGCGATGCCAACGACATGCGCGACTATGCCGACCTGCTGGACAAGGTCGAGGCCGTGCTGATCCCATCCTATGCCAAAAAAACCGGCAAAACCCCTGACGAACTTGCCCTGATGCTGGGTGAGGAAACGTGGATGACCGCTCAGGAATGCCTTGAGCACGGTTTTGCTGACCAGATTTCTACCGCGGTGCAGGCGATGGCCCGCATTAATTCAAAACGTATCGAGGAATTCGACGCTATGCCAAACGCACTGAAAAACATGATCACCAAGCCGAAAGCGACGACTCAGAATCAGCCGGAACCGCAGAATCCACCTGTTGCGCCTGTTGTTCCTGGCCCCGCAGCGCTGGATGAAAACGCCATCCGCAATCAGGTCATTGCCGCCCAGAAACAGCGCGTCACGGGGATCAAAGACCTGTTCGCGATGTTTGGCGGCCGCCATCAGGAATTACAGGCGTCATGCATTGAAGATATCGACTGCACGGTCGATCAGGCCAAGGACAAGCTGCTGGTGATGCTGGGCAAAGACGCCAGCCCGTCCAATAAAAACGGCAACAATGCACACATTCACGCCGGCAATGGGAATTTCACCGGCGACGGTATCCGCCAGGCGCTGATGGCGCGCGCAGGCTACGAAGACCGGCAGAATGACAACGTGTATAACGGCATGACCCTGCGCGAATATGCGCGCATGTCACTGACCGAGCGCGGCGTCGGCGTTGCGGCTTATAACCCGATGCAGATGGTGGGGCTGGCGATGACGCACACCACCTCTGATTTTGGCAATATTCTGCTGGATGTGGCGAACAAATCACTGCTGCAAGGCTGGGAAGAGTCACAGGAGACCTTTGAAGCCTGGACGAAGAAAGGGCAGCTCTCTGACTTTAAAACGGCGCACCGTGTCGGGCTGGGCGGCTTCCCGTCGCTGCGTAAGGTACGCGAAGGGGCGGAATACAAATACGTCACGACCACCGATAACAGCGAGACCATTGCGCTGGCCACCTACGGTGAAATTTTCTCTATTACCCGTCAGGCCATCATCAACGACGATCTGAACCAACTGACCGACGTGCCGATGAAAATTGGCCGCGCCGCGAAAGCCACCATCGGCGATCTGGTGTATGCCGTACTGACCGGTAACCCGAAATTGTCAGACGGCAAGGCGTTGTTCAGCAGCGATCACAAAAACCTGGCCACCGGTGCCATTGACGTCACGAATCTGGATGCGGGCCGCCAGCTGATGCGCGTTCAGAAAGAGCCAACCACAGGCCGCACCCTGAATATCCGCCCGGCGTTCCTGCTGGTGCCAACCGCCCTCGAAACCGTGGCAAACCAGACTATCAAATCTGCCAGCGTGAAAGGCGCCGACGTTAACGCCGGTATCATCAACCCGATCCAGAACTTTGCGACGGTGATCGGCGAACCGCGTCTGGACGATAACAGTACCAAGTCCTGGTACCTGGCCGCTGCACAGGGTATGGATACCATCGAGGTGGCTTATCTCAACGGTGTCGAGCTGCCTTACATCGATCAGCAGGAGGGGTTCAGTTCTGACGGTATTGCGACGAAAGTGCGCATTGATGCCGGTGTTGCGCCGCTCGATTACCGCGGTCTGGTGAAATCCTCCGGCCAGTAATCCTCCTCCCGCGTCACCCGAATGCCCGTAAGGGCTTTTTTTATACCTAAAATTCGCCCCCTTCCGGGGCGTCTGGAGTTTTCCAATGGCTAAGAATTTTGTACAGGAAGGTCAGACGATTTCCATTACTAACACCGGCGCTGCCGTGATCGAGAGCGGCGACCCCGTAGTACTGGGTTCCCTGCTGGTTGTCTCTCTGGTGGATATTGCCCCGAATGAAACCGGCACGGGCCTGGCTGAAGGGGTATTCCTGCTGCCGAAAGTCTCCGCCGATGCGATCCCCGCTGGCACAAAAGTGTATATCGCGGACGGAGAAATCCAGCTGGCGTCTGCGGATGCCGTGGCCGCCGGCATTGCCTGGGAAGCTGCCGCCCCGGGCAGCACCGTCGTTGAAGTGAAAATCAATGGCTAACGCCTTTGATGCGTTGGCTGCGCGGATGGATGCGGTAACGACCGCGCGGTTTGGGCGGGAGGTGGTGATTAATGGCACCGTGTTCACCGGTGTTGAAAGCCATTTTCTGCCCGAGATGGGGCCGGTGAGCGGCGATGGCCTGTCTGTGGTGGTTTTTTCTCCCGATTACCAGCCGCACCGTAACGATCATGTGGTTTATCAGGGAGAAAGTTACATCGTCACCCGTCATCAAATGTTTAACGGGAAGCCACAAATCTGGCTGGAGTAAGGGGAGGGAATATGACCATCAAAGGGCTGGAGCAGGCCATCGCCAATATGAACAGTATCAGTTCGACGGCCGTTCCGCGCGCCTCGGCGCAGGCGGTTAACCGGGTGGCAGGGCGGGCCATCAGTCGCAGCAGCAGCACGGTGTCGAAGGAAACCAAGGTGCCGAGAAAGCTGGTCATGCAGCGTGCAAAACTGAAAAAGGCCACGATAAACCGGCCGGTTGCCACGTTAAAAATCAACCGGGGTAATTTGCCAGCCATCAAGCTTGGCGCGGCGCAAATGCGTGTTTCACGCCGTCAGGGCAACCTACGCGGGCGGGGCAGCGTACTCAAAATAGGCCGCTTTACCTTTCGGAATGCGTTTATTCAGCAACTGGCTAACGGCCGGTGGCATGTGCTCCAGCGTTCCGGGAAAAGCCGGTACCCGATTGAGGTTGTGAAGATACCGTTAACCACCCCACTTACGGAAGCCTATACCGCAGAAACCCACCGTCTGATGCAAAGCGACATGCCGAAGGAAATGGCTTCCGCCCTGAAAAATCAACTGAGGCTGATCATTAAACGATGATAAAGCACCCAAAAATCCGTAAAGCCGTGCTGGATGCGCTGAAACTTTCGGTGACCGATCCTTCCGTCACCTGGTATGACGGCCGCCCGAGTTTTCTGACCGCTGAAGACCTGCCCGCCGTTGCCGTCTACCTGTCCGGTGCTGAACCCACAGGGGAAACCCTTGATGAAGATGAGTGGCGGGCGACGCTTCATGTGGAGGTATTTCTCAAGGCGGTGAGTCCTGACACCGATCTCGACCTGTGGATGGAACAAAACATTTACCCCGTTGTGGGTGACATTCCGGCGCTTTCGGACCTTATCGAAAACATCATGCCCGAAGGCTATGACTATCAGCGCGATGATGAAATGTCGACGTGGGGCTCCGCTGACCTGCGTTACACCCTGACTTACTTAATGTGAGGAATTTATGACCACACAACTCGAACCGACCAAAGGCGCGGGCACCACACTCTGGATTTACACCGGCAGCGGCGATCCCTACGCCAATCCGTTATCGGATCAGGACTGGACCCGGCTGGCGAAAATCAAGGAGCTGACGCCGGGAGAAATGACGGCTGAATCCTACGACGACACGTACCTCGATGATGCCGACGCCGACTGGAACGGCACGGCGCAGGGGGCCAAATCTTCCGGGGACACGTCGTTTACACTGGCCTGGAAGCCTGGCGAGAGCGGGCAGCAGGATCTGGTTAACTGGTTTTACGATGGCGCTGTGCGCGGGTACAAAATTCGTTATCCCAACACCGCTGTTGATGTCTTCCGTGGCTGGATCAGCAGCCTGGGGAAAGCGGTGCCGGTAAAAGAGGTGATCACCAGGACGGTGAAAATCACCAATACGGGCAAGCCTGCGCTGGCCGAGAGCAATCAGACCGCTGCAGTACCCGTGACCGGCGTGACCGTCACGCCGTCAACCACCAGTGTGGTGGTCGGACAAAATGCGGTGATCACTGTGGCGGTGCTTCCGGACGGAGCGACAAACGGCTCGTTTAATGTTGCGGCTGCCGATCCGACCGTCGCCACGCTGACGGTATCGGGTAATACCGTCACGGCGAAGGGCCTTAAAGCGGGTACGACACAACTCATCGTGATGACCAATGACGGCCAGAAAGTGGCTATCTGCACACTGACCGTCACGGCGGCATAACGGAGCGAGCATGTTTTTAAAATCAGAACTGTTTGAGTTCAACGGGGCAAACGCCACGCTGTACGAGCTGTCGGCGCTGCAGCGCGTCGAACTGTTGCATTATCTGGCCGCGCAGGAAAAAGCGTTGCCCAACGATGAGCCCGACGAACAAATTCTGTCAGCCGCACTGGTTGAACTGAATATCCGGGCGGGTGCGATGGTGGTCGCCATGTCCCTGTGGCACAGCGAGTCGCCGAAGCCTGATATTCACGACCTTCAGCAACAGGTGATGAGCACTTGGCCGGTCGAGGCCATCGGGAAAGCGGATACCCAGGTCAAAGTGCTGTCGGGCATGATGGCAAATTTGCAGACAACCGAACAGGAAGTTCCTGAGTCTGAAGACACCGACAGCCAAGGGGAAACAGCGGAAAAGCGCTAACCCGTGAAAAGGATTTTGTCATGAAGCTGGCGCGTGAGTTCAGGCGGCCTGACTGGCGCGCCATGCTTTCTGATATGTCCTCCAGCGATCTGGAGGAATGGCACCGATTTTATGCGTCCCATTACTTCGAAGATGCGCTGCTTGATGCACATTTCGCCGCGCTGAACCTCAATATTTTGTCGCTGGTATGCGGGGAAAACGATCTTAACGTGGGTCATTTCAGTCTGCTAAAACCTCACGACGTGGAAGAGCAGCCGGATCCCGATGATGAACAGTTAATGGCTATCGCAGAAGGTCTGTCAGGAGGAGTCCGCTATGGCCCAGCCAGTGGGTGATTTGGTCGTCAGCCTCGATGTTGATGCCGCAAAATTTAATGAACAGGTCAGTTATGTCCGCAAGCAATTTACCGGCTTAGGGGCGGACTCGACGAAAGCCGGGACGCAGGTTCAGCAGGCATTCTCTAAACAGGAGCTTGCTGCACAGCGTGCGGGTATTTCCATCGGGCAATATAAAGCGGCAATGCGGATGTTGCCTGCTCAGTTCACCGATATTGCCACCCAGTTGGCAGGTGGGCAAAGCCCCTGGCTGATCCTCCTTCAGCAGGGCGGTCAGATTAAAGATTCGTTTGGCGGGGTCGGGAACGTTGCCAAAATACTGCTGACATATATCACCCCGCTCAATGCGGCTATCGGCGTCGCTGCTGCTGTTTTTGGCAGCCTTGGCCTGGCGGTTTATAAAAGTCAGCAGGAGATTGCCGAAGCCAGCAAAATTATTCAGGAGTCCTTGGGTTTAAGTGGTGGCGCAGCGGAAAAGCTGGCGCAAAATATCCGGGCTATTGCCGATTCTTCTGGCGCGTCGATTAAAAGCGTTGCCGATCTCTTCATCACCACAAAAGATGGCGCTGACGAAGCCACGCAGAAAATGATTGCGGTCGGCTTCAGCTATCTGGATGCCAAAGCCAAGGTCAGTGAATATAAAGGCTCATCTGATTTTACCAACCTCAACACCCAGATCGAAGCGCACCGGCTTAAGGTGCTCGGTATTCCGGATGCCTGGACGGACGCGGAAGAGGCCGTCAGAAATTATTATTCGGGTGTGAATTTAGGCAAGCAAAGCGCGGCATTGGGGGGAGCTATTGATCCCATCGTTGGCGTTCTTGAGCAGGCGAAGCAGTTAAGGGGGGACCTCACAAAAGCCACGACAGACGGGAACCTGGCAACACAGAAATCCGTGGAGTGGATAAATAAGGAATATCTGGCCACGGATGCTGTTGCAGGGGCTGAAGCTAAACTTAAAGAGGCGCGGGAACAGTCACGGAAAATAGCCTTTTCGGGGGATGCGATCGCTATCGCGAATGCGCAAAAACTCATTGCCCTGCGTGAGAAAGAAGTCGAGCAGGCAAAGAAACGGCAGGAACCTAAAAAACAGCGGGTCACCACGTCTGCGGGAGACCGGGCAGAAGACAGCGCGCAGGGGGACTTACTGAGTCTGCAGGCACAGCTTAAAGTGCTGCAGCAGCATACCAGCGTCAACGATGTTATCAGCCAGCAGCGCAAGGATCTGTGGCAAACCGAGAATCAGTACGCCGTCCTTGAACAGGCAGCCAGCAGCCGGCAGTTATCTGCACAGGAAAAATCCCTGCTGGCGCATAAGGATGAAACGCTGGAGTACAAGCGGCAACTGGCCGCTCTGGGCGATAAGGTCGTTGCCCAGCAAAGACTTAATGCGCTTTCTGACCAGGCGGATAAATTTGCCCAGCAGCAGTCGGCAAAACGCGCCGCTCTGGACGCTCAGTCGGAAGGTGTGTCCTCGCGACAGGCGGAGCGCGCTGCCTCCTTGCAGCGTCTGCAGGAAACCTATGCGTTTAATCCCTCCGCCCAGCAGCGAGTCCTGCAGGAGCAACAAAAAACGTATGATGCAGAAGACGCCCTGCGGTCAAATTGGGTCGCGGGCGCGAAACAGGGCTGGGCGGAATACGCGGAATCCGCAACAGATGTCTTCACTTCCGTGCAGCAGGTGGCTCAGTCTGGATTTAACGGGCTTACTGACCAGTTGAATAGTCTGGTCACTACAGGGAAGGCAAGTTTCAAAGATTTCACCTCATCCATTCTGAAAATGATTGTTAATGTTATCAATCGTCTGCTGGTGGCCTACGCAATTCAGTCAGCTATGGGATGGGTAACGGGAAGCGTTTCTGCTGGCAGCGGTAATGCAGGAACGGCAATCACCGGCGGCAACTATAGCAATCTGCAGCTTGCTTATAACGGTGGTTACATCCGCGAATATGACGCGGGAGGCTATACCGGGCACGGCGGAAAGTATGAACCCAAAGGCATTGTTCATGGTGGGGAGTTTGTTTTCACCAAGGAAGCGACCAGCCGTCTCGGTGTCGGAAATCTTTATCGTTTGATGAAAGGTTATGCTTCAGGTGGGTATGTGGGCACACAGGGAGGAATGGCTTCACGGTTTGGGGCTACTGATATCAGCGTTTATGCCCCCGTAACCATCGACCGGCAGTCCGCATCGGGGGAAACCAGCAGCAGTGATACGGCAAACACCGCCAAACAGCTGCAGGGCATTGTTCAGCAGGTTGTGTCCGACAGGCTCAGGAAGGAAATATCTCCCGGCGGCCTGCTGTACAAGAAATAACTCTACAGGTTGAATTTATATCTCCCGGAGAAAAGATGGCGACTGAAACTTTTATCTGGCGTACGCAAAAAAGCGCCCAGGGAACCGATACGGTCAGGACGCTGCAGGCGCAGTTTGGCGATGGATATAAGCAGGTGGCTGCAAACGGTATAAACGCCAATGCTGAGACGTGGAGTCTGAGTTGGACCGGAAATAAAACCGATGCGGCCACGATCCGTCAATTTTTACTCAGTCATTTTATTGCTTCGTTCTGGTGGACAAATCCCTGGGGGGAAAAATACCTTTGGCGGGTCAAATCTGACTCTGTCTCGGTTAATTTTCCCGCCGGAAACAAAGCCACGCTGAGTTTTACTTTTGAGCGTGCCTTTGCGCCTTAATATCATCACAGTCCTGAATGGCTGCCTTCGGGCGGCCTTTTTTTATATGGAGAAACCATGAGTTTTACGCAGGATGTACAGGCGCTTGAGCCGGGGCAACTGATCCAGCTCGTTGAGATTGATGGTACTCAATTTGGTTTTGATACCATCCTTAGATTTCATGCGCATAATATCGACTCTGCAGGCTGGAAGTCATTTGCTGCTGAAAACCTCCCCTCCATTATCTGGCAGGGTAATGAATATGATCCCCATCCCTATGAGCTAACCGGGCTGGAATTGACCAGTACCGGTTCGCAGCCCATGCCGACGCTGTCAGTGGGCAACGTGGGCAATTACGTCACAGCACTATGCCTGCAGTATGACGACATGGTGAGGGCGAAAGTCAAAATCCACACGACGATGGCTAAATATCTTGATGCAGCGAACTGGACTGCGGGAAACCCTTCAGCGAGCCCGACGGAAGAACGCGTTCAGCTTTTTTACATCAATGCCAAAAAAGCCGAGACACGCGTTCAAGTCGATTTCGAGCTGTGCTCTCCGTTCGACGTTCAAAGCCTTCAATTGCCTACGAGACAAATCACACCTGTTTGCACCTGGTGCATGCGCGGGTGGTACCGTACCGGCACTTGCTGTGATTACGCTGGCTCAAATTATTTCCTGAAAGACGGTACGCCCACAAACAACCCTGCGCTCGATGTTTGCGGCGGTCGCATCTCTGATTGCAAGCTGCGTTTCGGTGCTGAAAATCCCTTGCCGTTTGGCGGTTTTCCGGCAGCCAACCTACAGGGTAAATAATAATGCGTGAAAAACTGATGAATCAAATCCGTGCTCATGTGTCTGTCTCGTACCCAAACGAAGCCTGCGGGCTGATCGTTGAAACCGGCACCGGACAACGTTTCATACCTTGCCGTAATATTGCCGAAAAACCTGCTGACACCTTCACGCTTTCTCCGGACGACTACCTGGCAGCTTCTGAACTGGGTGAGATTATTATGGTGATCCACTCACATCCTGATGTGGTTCAGTTGGTGCCATCGGAAATGGACCGTATCCAGTGCGATCACTCCGGCGTCGAGTGGGGAATTATGTCATGGCCAGATGGCGACTTCTGCACGCTGTCGCCTCGCGGTGATCGTGAACTGGCGGGACGGCGGTGGGTGCTTGGGCATGCTGACTGCTGGTCTCTCATCATGGACTACTACCGGATGGAGCACGGCATTGTCGTCAAAAATTATTCGGTTGACCGTGAATGGTGGGTCGATGGGAAAGAAAACCTCTATGACGATAACTGGCAAGCGGAAGGTTTCGTTGAGATTGACGCCAGCGGCATGCGGGCGGGTGACATGATCATGTTGTGCGTTCAGGCACCTGTAACCAATCATGCGGCCATTTACCTTGGTGACAACATCATGATTCACCACATGTTTGGTAACCTTTCTGCCCGGGTTCCGTACGGCAAATATTACCGGGACAGGACGGTTCGCGTCGTCCGCCGTAAGGAGTTGGTTGATGCTTAAGACCATGACGTTAAAAGGCCCCCTTGCGAAGAAGTTCGGTAAAACTCACCAGTTTCATGTGGCCGACATTAACGAATTTCTCCGGGCTATGTGCTCCCAGGTTAAAGGGTTCAAAAAGTACGTGTCCAATGCTCACCTTAATGGCGTGAAGTTCGCTTTTTACAGTGGCAAAAACAATATCTCGCTTGAAGAGTTTGATATGTCGGCGGCGGCCACCGAATATACGATGGTGCCGGTGATTGAAGGGGCAAAGCGCGCAGGTACTTTACAGATTGTTATAGGCGCAGTGGCATTGGTTGCCGCATTTTTCACTGCGGGAGCCTCAATGGCCGCATGGGGAGCAGCCGCAACAGCAACTGCAGCAGGTACGGCCACTGCCTCGATGGTGGCGGCGACCATGTTAACAGGGGTTGGGTTAAGCATGATGCTCGGGGGCGTAGTGCAAATGCTGACGCCGCAGCCAGGTTTCAATGTTGGCTCTTCATCAAGCACTGATAATAAGGCCAATTATGCATTTGGATCACCGGTTAACACGGTTGCAATGGGCTATCCGGTACCGCTGCTTTACGGCGAACGTGAAATAGGCGGAGCGATTATCAGCGCGGGAATTTTCTCCAGCGACCAGCAGTAACCACAAGAAATTATTAAACAACCCGCTTCGGCGGGTTTTTTTATGGGTGAAATATGCGACTTCTTGACGGTGAAATTATCAGAGGTGCAAAGGGTGGTGGGAGCAGTGCCCATACGCCGGTTGAGCAGGCAGATGATCTGTTATCCGAAGCAAAGTTAAAAATGGTCATTGCCCTTTCAGAAGGTGAAATTGAGGGTGATCTGGTTGCTCAGCAAATCTTCCTCAACGATACCCAACTGGCTAATGACGACGGCACCTATAATTTCACCGGTGTGAAATGGGATTACCGCAAAGGCACACAGGATCAGAGCTACCTTCAGGGCATGCCGGAGATTGATAATGAGTCGACCGTGGGAATTGAAGTCAAGGTGGCCTCACCGTGGACCCGCCAGTTCTCTAACCTGACGCTCGATGCCATCCGCATTAAACTCAGCCTGCCGATTCAGTATCAGTACAAAGACAACGGTGACATGGTGGGGACAGTCACTCAGTATGCGATTGACCTCTCTACCGACGGGGCAGCGTATCAAACCGTGGTGAATGGCTCGTTTGGCGGTAAAACAACCTCCGAGTATCAGCGTGATCACCGTATCGATCTGCCTTCCGCTACCACCGGTTGGACTATTCGCGTCCGGCGCATCACCCCTGATTCAACCTCCACCAAACTGATTAACGCCTTCAAGGTGTTTTCCTTTGCTGAGGTGATCGACAGCAAACTGCGCTATCCGAATACCGCACTGCTTTATATTGAGCTCGACTCCAGCCAGTTTAACGGGAGCGTGCCGAAAACCACCTGCAAGCCAAAGGGCAAACTGATCCGGGTACCCACAACCTATAACCCGGAAACCAGAACCTACAGCGGGACGTGGGCGGGTGATTTCAAAATTGCCTACAGCAACAACCCCGCGTGGATTTTCTACGACCTGGTGCTTGATGAGATTTATGGCATGGGCAGCCGGGTTGACGCGACCATGATCGATAAATGGGAACTTTACAGCATTGCGCAGTATTGCGACGAACCGGTTTCCAATGGGGCCGGGGGTACCGAACCACGTTTTACCTGTAACGTTTTCATCCAGAGCCAGCAGGATGCTTATACGGTGCTGCGGGATCTGGCCGCTGTCTTTCGTGGCATTACTTTCTGGGGCAATGATCAGATATTCGTGCGGGCCGATGTCCCGCAGGACGACGTAGATTTTACCTACCACAGTGCTAACGTGGTCGACGGTCTTTTCACCTATGCCGGGGGCTCCTATAAAAACCGGTTTTCCTCCTGTCAGGTAAGTTGGTCAGATCCGATAAACCATTATTCAGATACCATTGAAAGCGTTTATGAGCCTGATCTGGTTGAGCGATATAGCTGGAATGAAACCCAGCTTACGGCAATTGGTTGCACCTCTCAAAGTGAGGCACACCGCCGCGGGCGTTGGGTTATCCTGTCCAATGCCAAAGACGGTACAGTTTCGTTTGGTGTTGGTCTCGATGGTTATATTCCGATGCCAGCGGAGATCATTGGCATTGCTGACCCTTTCAGGGCGGGGAAAGCCAACGGCGGGCGCATCAGTGCGGTGAACGGCAGAAATGTCACCCTTGACCGTGTCGCAGATTACGGTATCGGCGACCGTCTTGTGGTGAATTTGCCGGATGGCACCGCGCAGACTCGAACCATCAGTGCCGTCAGCGCCGATAAGAAAACATACACCGTGGCCACGGCATATCGCATGGCACCGGTCGCTGGCGCAGTGTGGGCCATCGACAGCGATAATCTGGCTATTCAGTATTATCGCATCACCTCAATTTCCTCTAATGATGACGGTACCTTTACGGTGGCTGGTGTACAGCACGACCCGAATAAGTACCGTTACATTGATGACGGCGTGAAAGTAGATTCAGCGCCGATCACCGTAACGCCAACCAACGTGATGAAAGTCCCGGCCAATATCCTGATCACCGAAGTTGACCATATTGCTCAGGGGCTCACGGTGGCATCGCTTCAGTCATCCTGGGATAAAGTGGAGGGTGCGATAAATTACACTGCGCAATGGCGTAAAGACAACGGCGACTGGGTAAACATCGGCAAGACCAGTGCTCAGGGTTTCACCATTCAGGGTATATACGCCGGTGTTTACGACGTCCGCGTCCGTGCGATTAATGCGGTCGATGTGTCATCACCATGGGGATATGCAGATTCAACCACCCTGAATGGGAAGGTAGGCAAACCGGGAACGCCAACTAATCTGCTGGCGACCAAAGATGTCGTGTGGAATATCGATATCACCTGGGGATTCCCGGCCGGTTCCGGAGATACGGCTTATACAGAACTTGAGGTGACCACCACTGCGGACGGACTTAACCCGCAATTTCTCGCCTACGTTCCGTATCCAGGGGTGAGCTACCAGCACGGGCCAATGCCGGCAGGGGTGAGACGCTGGTACCGGGCACGCCTTGTTGACCGCATCGGCAATACCGGTGACTGGACTGCTTTTGTTGAAGGTGCGAGTAATGCCGACGCCGATGATATTCTCGGCGATATTATTGAAGACTTCATGAATTCGGAAGACGGAAAGGCGCTTCTAGCGCCCTTGCAAACCAGCCCGGAAGCCATTTTGCAAGATGTCCTGGCAACTTACGACACGGTAAACCAGCAATGGGCTCAGTACGGAGACAATAAGGCGGGGGTCATCCAGGCGCAAAAAGTGGCCGCCGATGCCGAAAGTTCTGTGGCTCAGCTTGAGACGGCTGTGGTGGCTCAGTTTGCCGAAACAGAAGCGGCACTTCAGGAGAAGTTTACCGCATACGCGGATGCCTCAGGCGGCTCAGCTATTTACACGCTGAAAACAGGTCTTAAATATGGTGGTGTTAATTATGACGCTGGCCTGTCTGTGGCGGTCACTATCAATGGCTCAACGGTTGATACCCGTGTCGCCATCAACGCAGATAAATTTGTGATTGCCAGCGGCAGTGGCAATAACATTTACTCTCCTTTCACGGTGCAAAACGGTCAGGTATTTATTTCCCAAGGGTTTATCGGAAATGGCTGGATCACCAACGCGATGATCGGCGATTACATCCAGTCTAATAACTATGTAGCGAATTCAGCTGGGTGGCAGTTGAATAAATCAGGCACCTTTTATATTAATGGTTCATCTGGAACCGGAAGGATGGTCATAACCAATAATATTATTCAGATTTTTGATGCAAATAACACTCTTCGTGTTCGTATGGGCCTTTGGTAAGGAGTGAATTAATGGCTCAAGGGATTCAATGTTGGGACGCGGCAGGTAACATAGTGGCTGATATCGGCGACTATAATTGCCGACTTTTAGGTACGGTGAATATTACCTCACCCGTAGCTTCAAACCCAGTCATTACAACATCGTTTTCAGGAATGACAGCTGCAGGTAGCTTTGCCGTTATCGTGGCTACTTCAAACCCCGCATATCCTTCGAACCTGTATGCATGCAGGGCGATAAACGGGGGGTTTAATACCTATCTCCTTACGACGTCATTATCGGTCTCCGTCACTCTTACTGTATATCTGTATGGATTTTTATGAGTGGATTTGAAACGTATAATACTGCTGGCGCTTTAGTTGTAAGTTCTGATTACACCGGTACTTATCTGCGTGATAGCAAAGCCTACTCTGCAATAACTGATGCAGGGTATTACAGTATCAATACCCCGATTGGAAACGGGACTGACATGGGATATGTGAGCAACCCGTATCCTGCAGATGGTAACCTATTGTGGTTTAAGTTTAATAACGGCGCGAAGATGATGTTCAATGGTGGGCAACCGTATGGCACTGTGAATGCTGGGACAATGGCTAGAACTGGGGTAGATGTGCCCACTACAAGCGGTTATCTCGATGTGTTTAATGCAGCAGGCGTATTAGTTTGGTCTGCTGTTACCGCCGCAAAAATCCCGAGAATACTTGGGTTCTTCGACATACCAGCTGGTTACGATCTGGATAACTCAGCGTATTCTCAAAACATCGGTTCAGGGACATTTATCCTTGCGAGTGCAACTCCTTCAAATCTTGGAGGGGATGGGGGTGTTTCAGGGTACTCTGGCCTCATGTTCTATTTTTCGGGTGGGGTTCTGAACGCATTCTGGCCCCGGCAAAACCAAAACACTTGGGCAGGCACTATGAAAAATTACGGCCTGCGGATACCTTATGCCACAATCCTTAATCTTTAATAAATTAACATTGTCGAAAAGATCACATTTACGATTTGAATTATTTCCTTCTTTGGTTTTATATAAGAAAAAAGGAAATTAAATGAAAACTTCAATGGCATTATTGTTCGCGTTAATACTCACTGGATGTAGCGTAGGACCTAATAAAGTTACATATCCGACCCGTGCTGGTGACCTTCGCGTTTCTGGAAATGTCAGCGTGCTCTATGACATCAGCGAAGAAGGCAGAACAACAAATATTAGGGTTTTGAACGCTGAACCAAAAAATTATTTTGAAAGATCAGTTAAGCAGGATGTATCAAAATGGCATTTTGCAAAGGATAATCCTCGCAAAGATGTTCGGTTAGACGTTTCATATCGGATTGATTAAAAACAACAAATTCATAAAAACCCGCTTCGGCGGGTTTTTTTATGCCCGGAGAAAAGCATGTCAGCAGGCACAATCGCATTAACCAATAATTCAGCAAACGTGACCGGTACCGGTACCGCCTTCACCACTGATTTAAAAGCGGGTGACTTCATTGTCGTAATCGTCGGCGGTGTGACCTACACGTTGGGGGTTAAAGCGACAACATCCGCAACAGCATTAACGTTAATCACTCCCTACAACGGACCTACAGCGACAGGTAACGCTTGGACCGTTGTACCGAATGCAACGCTGGTTGGTATTACTGCTCAGGTTGCCGCCGATGTTGCAAAGGCTATCCGGGGTTTAAATCTGGATAAGGCCAACTGGCAGCAAGTGTTCAGCGGTACGGGGAATATCACCGTGACCCTTCCTGATGGTTCTACTTATACAGGCCCTGCCTGGAATGACATTACTGCGACTTTAACAAAAGCCTACAATGACGGCGGCCTTCTCAATGCAATCGTCACCCCGAACTCTCTGGGAAATGCTGCCGACTTCAATATTTATTATCAGACCGCAAATGCCAACGCGTTAATTGCAAACGGCTATCCAATAGGGAAAGCCGGGACATTGTTCGTAACCAAGTCAGCGTATGGTTGCCAGCAGATGTATATCACTTTTCAGGGGGAGGCTTTTGTTCGTGGACTCACGGGTAATTTCAATTCAGCTGCGCCGAACTGGTCAGACTGGACGCCGATTTTCACAGGTAAAAGTACTATTCCACTCGCAAATGGTGGCACCGGTGCAACTACAGCAGCAGCAGCACGTAGTGCGCTCGGGATAACTCCGGGTAATATCGGGGCATTGGCTACTACTGGCGGAACTATGGCCGGTAATATTAATAGTTCCACCACCGGAGTTGGTTTTGTAAAGCTTGCGTCCGGGGTCAGCGGGCAAATCAATAACTTTGCAAATATTTATTTTAATAGTACGCAGTACATGCAGATCGATTTAATCAATAACGGTTCAAACGTAATAAGCAGGATTGTTACATGGAATGGCTCGTTTCACGTGTTCGGTTTCTATGATAACGGTAACGGCATTTGTGATGGGTCGTGGGTCGGTGGGTCGGATGAACGCTTTAAAGGTAACATTACAGACGTTACCAACGGCCTTGTTACTACGTTGAGCTGTAGGCATGTCACGTACGATAAGCAAGATGGCGGGCGAGAAATAGGTGTCATTGCGCAAGACGTTGAAAGATTCGCCGGTCATGCAGTAGTGAACGTGGGCAGGAAAGAATTCAGTAACGGCAAGTCCATAGATGACTTCAAAGCGCTAAATACTGCCGGTTTCGCCGCTGCCGCACATGGTAATGCCATCACAAGTCTCTTCGAATTATTGGATTTGGCGCTGAATGATCCCGATGCTGCGCGTTCTAAAATTGCAGAATACAAAGCTGCGATTGTTCCACCAGTTCCGCTGACTGCAGAGGAAAAAATCTTCGGCGGAAAAACCATGGATGAAATGCCAGATGATACAGACTTCACTGATACCGATCTTGTGGTGCCAGGAGAAGAGCAAGCCTCTTAAGTTTCTTTTGTTGTTGATCAGGCACCTGAGATTTCCCCGGTTTTTAAACTTCACAATTTAAAATTATCGTGATTATACTGTATGCATGAACAGTATTTTTTAAGGGAATCTATGCCAAAGAATTCAGACATCAGAGAGGCATTCGTCAGGAGCATCACGCGAGATCATAAGCGCGGCCAGGTTGTGACAACGGCTCGATTCGTTTCAGAGTTAGCGAAGCTTAATCACTTCTGGTCAAGGCAGGAGGCGAACGACTGGATAGTGCGCTATCAAACATGCTTTCGTGATTACACAGATCATCACGGCGACGATAAGAGTTATTTCATGATGAACATGGGCTATGTGATGTGAGGAGGGGAGTATGGGCTTTCCAAGCCCGGCGAGTGATTACATTGAGCACCGCCTTATCAATGATGCTGGTAACCAGGTGTTTGATGATACACCGTGCATCTGAAAAAGAGCCCGCGTTAACGGCGGGCTATCAGTAGGTAGTTACTCATGGCCTTGGCAGGCTTGCTGATCTTGTGTCAGCTGATATGAGAATAGCGCAAGGTGATGATTTTGCCAGATTACAGGCACAAAAAACCCGGCGCAGCGGCCGGGTTGATATTATGAAGCGCTTGAGGATGGACTCTTTGAGAATGCGGCAAACTTGTTCGAATTATTTATCAATCGCATACTCGTTACAATTGAAGATGAGTCTGACACTTTAGGTGAAGACGAGCTGTTGAGGTTTCTACTTCCATTACCAGTAACTGCACTATTACTGTTAAGGTTCATCATGACGTTTCCATCCTTCATAACTAATTGTATTGTTGATCATAAACTGTTGCAATGGAGCGCCTGGGATGACGATTTTTTGCAACAACCCTTGAGTTTTCATCTGGTATGAACAGGTATTTGTAGCCTCCACTAGTCCTCGAGTAACAGAATATTGAACCTGTTGTGAAGCACCGAGTGTAGTGTTGACATTAAAAGGCTTGGATAGTTCAAGTTCGGACTTAATATCGTAATAAATTCTTTTAATCAAGTCATAAAGTGCTGCAGATGGCTTTTCGATGTTCAATCCTAACTCATTGGTAGCCTCTCTTCTACTTATAGTGTAGTCGTGGCTGCCTGAGTCTGAACATAAAAAATTAACTATTTTGTCAACAGTTGCGGCATCTGAAATTTGAAAGTTCAGCAATCGCCTTGCTAACATTTGGATTTGAGTCTGAGCTCTGTATACACTACCAAGAACTAACGGGTGAACTTTATCGCTCAATTTAAGAAGGATGTTTAATGCATCTTCCGGATTTTTAATCCCTAATTCATCCTTTGCAAGTGACAAATAAGCCTTTATATCTTCGACACTTACAGGTGAAATGTTCTCTTGGCCGTTTATATTTACTATTGGATTTAGAGGTGTTGTTAGACTTGGGTCGATAGGACCTAAAGTGGCTTGTTTCGTCATTAAAATTTTATCTGCACCTAAAGCCATTATTGTTCCAGAGCTCAAACACTTAGAAGGAACAATGATCTCAAGCTCATCACAGAATTGCCTGAGTAAGTTTACCAAACTCCATGCAGTTAATGTCTCTCCACCCTTAGTATAAAGAATTAATGAGATCTTAGTAGTAACGCCAATCTCATCCAAGTGATTCACAAACAAATCATAAACTTCCGAATGAATCTTGGTTTCCATTCCTGGCCGATCACCAGTAACGTATGTGATTACTTTGGAGTTTCTCTCTTTCTCGAGCTGTTGATACAAGCTCACTCTATCTTGATACATTTTTCTTCCTTATAATTCCCTGAAAAGGAAAACCATCCAATCTTTGTTGGTGTGGCGCTGTGTGATCTAATTTATCGGCAATTACTTCAAAAACCTCATCCCACATCTCTGCGACCTCGCCACCCTGGCTTTCAGTCAGTGCCCAACATATCCAATAGCTATGATGAGAACTGCTATGCATACAACGCTGCTGGCCCGGATTATCTGATCTCGGTCTTTTCTATAGATAGCAAAAACTAGGGTAGGTAATGCCCAAATCATTAGAACTAAGCCAATTATTGAGTAAACAGACATTACCCTTCCTTAGTAACTACCCGCCAGGCATTGCAGCACCGCTAGCAAAGAACCACACCATGAATCCAACCGCACCGAGTAGCACGATAACTGGGGGAATAAATTTAAGGTTCATCAAAGTTTCTCAGTAAAGTTTTGACGTCGACAGGTCTGTAGAGGTGCCGTCAATGACCCATGCAGATATGTTAGTGCTTAAAATTGTTCTGAGGCCATATTAGACTGAAAGTTTTGGAACACAAATACTGGGGATTTAACGAGTGAAATCAGAAGTGGGCAAACCGGCCAGCGCATTCAACCACGAGGCCTCTGACCGGTTGCCGTCATGACAGGAAAAATATATTTTTGGCTGTTTCTGGTGTCAAGCATGACATTGCAATTCACTGGTCAGGCTGAAACCAGTCATCCGCACTTTCCCACGTGTCCTGCAGCATCACATCAATCACTTCTTTGTCATGAGTGGTCCCACCCATCACTACCAGCTCGACGAACGCTGAACGTTGCATCTGGGTAACTCCGTTCAAGCCTCTTCTGAAACTCCTCTCTAAATGCTTCTACCGCACCGGCGGGCAATTGCTTGGTTTTATCGATAGTCACTTCTACACGCATAAATCCCCCTTATTCCACACCGAGCCAGTTACCGGCATCGTCAAACATCTCTTCAACTATTCCCGCCAGAACCGCCTTCTGTGCTTTGCTGGCGTCCGTGTTCACCATTGGCTTAACCTTCACGTCAGCATCAGGGAAGGCGCCATGAACCCGCTTGGTCAGTTCAGCCAGGATCAGAGCATTGGCGTTCGGCACACCCGCAATATTTCTTTTGTCGTAAATCAGCTCAACAAACATAAACAACCCCATTTCATTATACTGGTTGTATGTGCAATATAATTAAATTTTCAACCGATCAACCGATGACATCACTTTAAGCGATGCAAATTTATCGTGGAGCGACTGAGGGGAGATTTCCCGATACACCTTCCCATAATAGACGTATTGAGCCTCAGCTAAGCCAGAATTCTATGCGTAACGACTATTTTACCGGTTTAGAAGTTGGGAAAACTTCATAATTTCGGTCTTTCACGATTTGTAACCTACTGAGATAAATAGGTATAAATACCTATTTATATTATGAAGTTTTGGCATAACTATATGGATCATCTAAAAACTACGCAGGATTTAAAATCCATTATGCAGGCTCCACTACATCCAAAAAAACCTCCCCAAAACCATTTTCAACTATATGAAATAAAAGGAATTTATTTAACGTTTAAAAGCATGCGTTTTGAAGTGGAAATGTGATTTATATATATGATTTTTAAGGTTTAAGTTTAGTTTTCGCATTGCTGCCGTACAGGCAGCTTAGAAAGCGTAGTCACCCGGGATGGCTTGTACATTCCAGTTCACTGCCGTTCTGGTAATGACACAATACGTTGCAATTAATAAATTGCTCAGCAACTTAATGAATGGGATATATATCACATCAGTGAGAGGTTTAAATATGGCACCCTGTTTTAGGTGTTTTATTAAGCTGAAAAGATAAAAACAGATGTTATGTTTTTATGAAACTACTCCCGTTATATTGCAACATCAAATCAACAATGCCTGAAAGCGGTAATTCCATTATTGATATTTACCCTGGTGGCGTTATTTTTATACATGAATTTTGATTAAATCAGGGAATGATAACCAGATGGCTAACGCATTGATGCCTGGCGAGTTAAAAACGATTCTGCATTCTAAACGGTCAAATATTTATTACCTGCAATATTGCCGTGTATTAGTGAATGGCGGGCGGGTTGAATATGTGACGGAAGAAGGCAGGCAGTCGTTGTACTGGAATATCCCTATCGCCAATACCACGGTAGTGATGCTGGGAACCGGCACGTCAGTGACACAGGCGGCGATGCGTGAATTTGCCCGTGCGGGCGTGCTGATCGGGTTTTGTGGCGGGGGCGGAACCCCGCTTTACTCGGCGAATGAAGTCGAGGTGAATGTCTCATGGCTGACGTCTCAAAGTGAATATCGTCCGACGGAATATCTTCAGCAATGGGTCAGCTTCTGGTTCGATGAACAGAAACGGCTGGCGGCAGCGGTGGCGTTCCAGAAGGTGCGCAGTGAGCAAATTCGTAAACACTGGTTAAGTGCAACGCTGGCCCGTGAAACCGCTTTCCAGCTGGATACTTCCCGGACAGAATCTCTGTTGCAACGTTTTGAACAAAGCCTGCCAAAGTGTCAAAACATCGGTGAACTGATGGCACAGGAGGCCGTCATGACAAAAGCATTATACAAGCTGGCCGCTACGGCAGCGTGTTATGGCGATTTTACTCGTGCGAAACGTGGCGGGGGTGTGGACGTGGCTAACCGTTATCTCGATCACGGCAACTATCTGGCGTACGGACTGGCTGCTACGGCGGTGTGGGTAATAGGTCTGCCACACGGTCTGGCGGTTATGCATGGCAAAACACGGCGCGGCGGTCTGGTATTTGACGTCGCCGATCTCATTAAAGATGCACTGATCCTGCCCCAGGCTTTTATTGCCGCCATGAACGGCGAAGATGAACAGGAATTTCGTCAGCGTTGCCTGAATCATTTTCAGCGTGCGGATGCGCTCGATATTATGATTGAAACCGTGCAGAACGTCGCGCAAGAAATAAGTCAGCGATAATGAATATATTACTGGTGTCGGAATGTAATAAAAAAGCACTGACTGAAACGCGGAGAATCATTGATCAGTTTGCTGAACGCAAAGGAGAACGGACATGGCAAACGGCAATTACCCTGGAAGGGCTGAATACATTACGTCAGATACTCAAAAAAACCGCACGCAGAAATACAGCCGTTGCCTGTCATTGGATTAAATCAAATAATCAGACTGAAGTGCTTTGGATAGTCGGAAATATTCGCAAGTTTAATGACAAAGGGACAGTGCCGACCAATACCACACAACGGGATATTATAAAGTCTGACAGCGAAAATGCTTTTCACAGTGTGCAGACCATCGGACTTCTGGCCGCTATCGCCGGGCTTTTCCATGATTTTGGCAAAGCCAGTCTGCTGTTTCAGAATAAACTCAACGGACAGGGGAAAGGCTTCGAGCCATTCAGGCACGAGTGGGTGTCGGTGCGTTTATTCCAGGCGTTTGTCGGCCAGCAGACCGATGAGCAATGGCTGACCCGTTTGCAGCATGTCAGTGCTGAACACGAAAATGCCATGATACAAAATCTGGCCCGCAATAATGTCAGCCACAGTTATAACAGTCCGCTTGAAGGTCTGCCGCCGGTAGCGCGTCATGTCGCCTGGCTGATTGTTTCTCATCATCGCCTGCCGGTTTATCCGCGTCGAAACGACAACTACATCAACCCGCCGCAACTTGCTGATATTCAGCACTGGCAGGATAAGCAGTTTGCGCCGTGCTGGAACTCCACCAATATGGATGCGCCATGGACAGCTAAAGAACAACGTGCCGTCTGGCAGTTCCCGCACGGCACGCCGGTGCAAAGTGCAACATGGCGCAGGAAAGCGCAAAAATTTGCCGCACGCGCGCTGCAACTGCCGTTGTTTACCTCGCCACATATCGCGCCTGAATGCCGTCTGACCCGCCATCTTGCCCGGCTGGTACTGATGCTCGCCGATCATTTGTACTCTTCGCTGGATGCAACAGCGGGCTGGCAGGATCCGGCGTTTCCGGCGATTGCCAACACCGACAGAAAGAGCGGCAGAGCCAAACAGCAACTTGATGAGCATAATATTGGTGTCAGCCAGAATGCATGGTTGCTGGCGCGTGGACTGCCCTATTTGCGGGAGACCTTACCGGCGATCACCCGGCATAAAGGTTTTAAAAAACGCGCTCAGCAGGAAAGATTTCGCTGGCAGGATAAGGCATTCGACTTAACCTGCGGGCTGCGTGAAAGTGCATGTCAGTACGGCTTTTTTGGCATCAATATGGCATCGACCGGTTGCGGGAAAACGCTGGCGAATGCGCGGATTATGTACGGGCTGGCTGATGAAACGCGCGGATGTCGCTTCTCTGTCGCCCTTGGCCTGCGAACCCTGACCTTACAGACCGGCGATGCGCTTGGCGAAAAACTGCATCTTGATAAAGAAGATCTGGCGGTGCTGATCGGTTCGCAGGCGGTGCAGAAACTGCATCAGCTTAATCATGATACCGGTGGCGTGAACCGTAACGGCAGCCAGTCTGCGGACGAACTTTTCGCGGAACATCAGTATGTGCGTTACGAAGGGTCGCTTGATACCGGCCGGTTGGGGCAGTGGCTCAAAGGCAAAGACACTCTCCTGAAACTCATCAGTGCCCCGGTTCTGGTGACGACGATAGACCATCTTATGCCTGCCTGTGAAAGCCTGCGCGGCGGTCATCAGATCGCCCCGATGCTCAGGCTGCTGACGGCTGACCTGGTTCTTGACGAGCCTGATGATTTTGATATGGCCGACCTGCCTGCGTTGTGCCGTCTGGTGAACTGGGCGGGAATGCTGGGTTCGCGGGTTTTACTTTCTTCAGCGACGCTGGCACCGGCGCTGGTGCAGGCATTATTCAGTGCGTATGTCGCGGGAAGGAAAGATTACCAGCAAGCCTGCGGGCAGCCCGGGTTGCCGGTGAATGTATGCTGTGCATGGTTTGACGAATTTCATGTAGCGGAAAGCCAGCATATAAGCGGAAAGTCTTTTGGCGAAAAACATCGCGAATTTGTAGCAAAACGGGTGCCGTTATTACAACAGGCCAGCCCGCTGCGGCAGGCCACCCTGATCACGGTGTCGCCGGAAAGTGCCCGTGAGCAGGATGTCTTAAATGCGGTATCAGCGCGCGTTCATCAGTCGTTACTTGCGCTGCACAATGCGCATCACCGTGGCAAAAATCTGACCGTCGGTATTGCCCGTATGGCAAATATCGATCCGCTGGTCGCGGTGGCAAAACGCCTGATGTCAACGCCGTCTCCGGCAGGCATACAATTACATTATTGCGTCTATCACAGCCAGTATCCGCTGGCGATGCGGGCCCGTATCGAAAATCGTCTTGATGCTATGCTGACCCGCCATGACGAAGAGGCGATCCGGCGGGTAAATGAAGTCTGCCAGGCTTTCGCTGCGCATCCGGGAGAACAGCATATCTTTGTGGTCCTTGCCACCTCTGTCGCGGAAATCGGCCGTGATCATGATTATGACTGGGCCATTGCTGAACCCAGTTCAATGCGATCGCTTATCCAGCTTGCCGGACGCGTTCAGCGCCACCGGCGCTCAGCCCCGCAATGTCCCAATATTCATATCCTGCATAAAAACGTTAAAGCGCTGAAAAAGGTGATACCTGCGTATTGCAAACCGGGTTTTGAAAGCAGTACGCATGAGTTTTCCAGCCATGATTTACACGATTTACTGCGCCGGGAAGAATACGAAATTCTCAACGCTATTCCCCGTATACAGGAACGTGATACGCCGGATCCCCTGATGAGCCTGACCGATATGGAGCACGGGCGTTTATGGCCAGAATTACTGGGCCGAAAGCCATGCGGGGAAAACTATGCCGCGCGCTGGTGGCGCGAAGATGCAGACTGGTGCGGTGAATTACAACAGCGGACGCCTTTCAGGCAATCGGCATGCGATCAGCAATATTATCTGTGGCTGGAGGAAGAGGGCGATGAGCCACGTTTCCGTCAGCCTGATGAGGGAGTCGAAGGCTGGAAAGACAGCAGCGGATTTAAGGCCATTGAACAGGAATATGCCGAAGGCGTCAGTCCGTGGATGGAGATGAACTGTGAAATCCTCTATCAGGATCTGGCAGACAGCACCGGCTGGGAGCTGGACCGCATCAGTAAAACGTTTGGAGAAATCTGTTTAGCCGACAGCGAAAACCAACGGTGGCACTGGCATGAAGCATTAGGGGTGTTTGGTGCACTCGGCTGAGTGCACTGCTGCCTGTACGGCAGTTGATGTGATGGAAATTGAGTACCTAAAGCGTATTGCAAAATTCTAAGCTGCCTGAACGCCAGTCTGATGAATACTAGTCTGTCTAATAAAAAATATCCATGGGTGAAATGCGTTCTCTTTAAAATTATTAATTGAAATTTAATTCCTGGTACGCGGCAGATAGTCAGCAGGGATGGGGTGGTCGCGGATTAAGGTGATACTCTAAATTGTATTGCAAAGGAGGTGATACAACTTCGGTAAAATGTGATCTTGAACATTTTTTTATATTGTATGATGTTATTATTGTCTTCTTGTCTGATAAAGACTCATTAAAACAATAGGATAACATATGCAAAGGTATAGGGTTGTCATTTATATATTGATAGGTTTTATGCTTTTGTTTTTTTCGGGTAATACTCAGACGTCCAGACAGGAGAGAATTGAATCTACGTATTTAAAAAAATGACTTAGATAAATAACTAATATATTCGTAAGCAATGCTTTTGCCGGTTGTTAATTAAATTTAAAGGGAAGAAAAATGGAAGGAAATAACTTATGTAAGTTCATTGTTTCTTACATTCACGACCGCTATCAGCTCAAGCTGGATGCATTCAACAAAGCCGCCGACAAACAATTGTCCGCTGCCAGCGCGGAAGAGCAAGCCGGGCTTGAGCAGCAGCTTTTTGAACAACGCCGCGAACTGGAAAAGAAATATGACGTCCGCACCTGGCTGACCGATGCGGCCGCGCGTGCGGGGCAAATCAGTCTGGTGACACATGCGGTAAAATATTTTCATGGTGATGCTAAAGGCAGCAGTGTGTACAGCACGGTGACAGGCACTGAAACGGCTTATCTGTCCACGGCGACGTTGTATTCACCTGCCGTTGATGCCGTCGGCAACTCCGCTGCGCTGGACGTGGCAAAATTGCTGCAAACCGTGCATGAAGGCGATTCATTACTGGCTTGCCTCAAACGCGGTGATTTCTCGGCGCTGAGGGCATTAGCGGAAAATGAGGCCCAGTCAGAGCAATGGATCAGCGGTTTTATGCAGGCGCTGTCGGATAAAACGCTCTCGACGCACCAGCTCGCTAAACAGCTTTATTTCCCGGTTTCTGATAAAGGCGATTACCATCTGCTCAGCCCGCTTTATTCATCTTCACTGGCGCATGCCTTATACCAGCGCATCAGCTATTCCCGTTACAGTGATGGATCCGTAGCCGCCCGTAAAGCACGCCGCGAAGGGCACTGGCATCCTGAAGCCGTTCAGTATTTTCCTGATCTCGCGGTACAAAATATGGGAGGCACCAAGCCACAAAATATCTCCTATCTGAACAGTGCGCGTGGCGGTAAAAATCACCTTCTGCGTTGTGCGCCGCCGCAGTGGCAGCAATCCCTTAAGCCGCCTGTCTCGCATAAAACTTTTCTGGCGGCGGTTTCTCCCAAAATCACGCGTGTCGTCTCTGACCTGCGTCGTTATCTGCACAGTATTTCTGAGCGCGACAACAATATGGAAATCCGCCAGCAGCGTGCTGAATACGTGGATGAACTGATCGGTATGATCTTCAGCTATGCCGCCGAAATTCAGTCACTGACAGACCTTCAGGGCTGGAGCCAACAAGAAGACTGCATTCTGAAAGCGGCGCACCAGCTCTGGCTTGATCCGTTGCGTCAGCATACTGATCCTGATTTTAAACTGCGGCGCGAAGGCGGCGAATGGGTCACCGAGATTGCTGAGGATTTTGCCCACTGGCTGAATACCCGACTGAATAAGGACGAAAAACTGAATATGGGTGCGGTCGAATTCCGCGAATGGGCGAGGTTAATGCGTAGCCGTCTGCGGGAATTTGAGGTGGCTCAGCAGGAGAACTGGCAATGA